CGCCCATGCTTGTTGAGATGCACCTGGACGATGTCCGGTTCTCCAAGCTGCCATTCCACGATTATAAACAGTTCTCAGCGTAGAAAGTGGGATTCCTGTTGATTTTGCAATTTCAGGTAAGCTTTTTGCATTAGGATGTTTCTTATGGAATTTTTGAGTATACGATGATTTGCGTGTTTTTACACCTTTATCAGTCTTGAACGGACGATATGCTTTTTGTGTTTTCCAAGATAGCTTCGATCTCTTTGCTATCTCGGAATGACGTAGTGTTTTATTCTTGTTAGAAAGCCCCTTATAATATTTCAAAGGAAACAACATTGTCTTAATGAATATAAAATGAATAAGAAAACTCAGAGAAAGTTCAAAAAGCCGCGTTTGATGTCCAAATCATATTGCAAAAAGACACCTTGTAAGAAGATGGGTTTTACGCAGAAGGCAAGCTGCAGACCATACAAGAATTGTTATAAGAAGTAAAAACGGAAACTTAAATATGCTATTTTTTAATCAGCAAATAAGATGGAGTCCTACTATGCAATCTTTCACGATATTAACGATAAAGACATTGTTCTAAATAGTGGTATTATTGGTCGTATTGAATATGGCCCATATGATACATATGAAAAAGTTTTGAGCGATATGCTAGCCTGGATTCAATTCAAGGGACTAGCTATTAATCACGGATGGTGGATTTACGGTCTAACCAAAGACGGTAAGCTAGTGAAGGTCATACCTGAGGAAAACGGAAACTAATTTAATCTATTTTTTAATTGCAAAAATGTCCTTCGAAATCGCTATCTTCGAATACTCCGAGCTCTACGACTGTGACAGGGATGTATCTCCAGACAAGGTCATCTGCGAGTTCATTGAGTATTACAAGCAATACTTCGATCCATGCTATTACGAGGAAGAGAACGTGCGGTTCCAGCGCGGGAGGACGTGGCTCTCCTATGCAGACAATTCGGGTGGCGACAAGCCCATGACAGTCATGCTGATGGGGTCCATTACAGAAGAGATTGTCGCGAATCTCAAGTGGGCTGTAGCGAAGCTATACATTGTAAACTGTGAAGATTGTGGCGTTGTAATCCCAAAAGATCCACGCCACAATTGGCTTATTTGTAGAGATTGCAGGGAAAAGTAGAAAACGGAAAGTAATTAGTTATATTCTTTAACTTCAAAGCAAAAATGACTACTGATATCTACAACAAGATCGCCGAGGCAGAGAATGTTCTTGCCGAGCTAAAGAAGCAGTTGCCTCCTCCCTATGTGTCAAATATTTACGAACGTGTACTAAAACTAGCAGATAAGACTAGCCCTACATTTCAGAAGGCCTGGAAGGTTGCTATTGATAATGATCTTGTGGATAATATCAATAACCTGCTACAGGAATGTCATGACCCGTTCACCGAGGAATATGGTAATAAGGCCGTCAATGTGATCGGCAAATACGGTGAGTATAATACTCTGAAGTGGAATAACTTCGTGTTTAATGTGATTGAAAGTCTATTTAATAAGGGATCCTTCATTGTAGAGGATGGTTATATCGATACATTTGACGACACAGCTGGAGGCTGTGACGAGGTAATCTGGGATGAAGGATGTACTATTATTGAAAAGTCGTAAAACGGATACTTAAAGAGATTTAACCTTTTTTAACTAAAAAATGAACACCATTGACTATTATGATCGTCAGAAAGAAAAATGGGATGATAGTGAGATAGAACAGATTAAATATAAATATGAAACTGATGAAATGACAATTAGTCAAATCGCAGATATTTATCACAGAACACCTGGTAGCATTTCATACAAGCTAAAAACTATCGGAGTTATTGATAATAATTCTAACGCTAGAGGATATATCGAGTATAAAAATAGTGATTTATATAAATCCATCGTTGAAAAGGGTAAGAAAGATGACTCACAAAAAAAATCAAATAAGAATAATGTTTTAAATAGTAAGATTATTTCATATGATGAAAAAGTTTTGCATGAAGCGATCCGACGACTTGAACTTGAAAGATTTGAATATGATGTAACACGTAAGATGGCGGAAATTCGTTCAGGAAAAAAGATATAAACAGAGACTTAAATATAATAAGCTTTTTAACTAAAATGTCGCGATTTGTTCAGGTTGGAAAAAAGATGGTTGACATGGTGGGATTACATGCTGTTTGGATTGGACCCGATCATTTGTGTAGGTCGCGCATCACATTGTTCTATCCCGATCGTCGTGATAGTGAAAAGATTGAATATGAACATGGTCAATCGGTACAAGCTAGTAAAGATGCAGAATTTCTGAAGGAAGCTTTGAAAGAATTTCAAAAGAAAGTTCCCGAAACCAATATCTAGAGTAAATTAAAATACACATATTTAGATCGATACTGCCATAATCTCAGACCACTTATAGAATTTCTACTATACACATTTAACTTTGGAAGAACTGCTCCTGCTAGCATAGGTTTGGCAAGAACAAACTTCCGAACATATCGCACAAGCTTAGATTCAAGCGACAACACCTTTTTTCTCTTTTCGTTCGCTTGCCATTCATGTGCGTGCGAACGGATAAATTCTTGAATTGCTTGTTTCATGATCTTCTTAGTCTTAGTAAATTCAGAAGCTGCAGCTCTAACTTCTTTTTTAAGTCTACGAAATTCTTTATCTTTTTTAACCTCAGCGTGTGCTTGTTCAATTAATCCAGCTTCTTCGATTGGGTTACGATGTTTATTGCAAAGAATACATTCATAATTGGTTTCTTTCATGTACTTCAGAACGCACTTGGTATGATAGGCGTGCTTACAATCCAAACGAACACATGTACGTGTTGATTCATTTGGGTCATCATATTCTTCCATATCCATGTCAACCATACAAACAGAACATTCGGGCATTTTATTTAACTAGTTTATACGATTTAAATAACTAATATGGATGAAAAGGTAATTACAACTATATCTTCATACGTATTTTTAGTAAACTCTTTTATTGCACTCAATTGTTGTGATAGCATATATTCAATATTATTTTTTACGCTGTTCTGTACATCTATTTTAATGAGAACAGTTGAATGTGATCTCACTTATTGGTTAGATAAGTGTTTTGTATATGCAGTTGTTCTATATGGTGGTTATATTTTTTATCTAAAATACCCAACCATAAATACTCTATTATGTCTTTTAATAGTTTCGACATTTCTAATAACAATATTCTTATATCATTGGGGGTATGAAACTAAACAATATTGTTTCGACAAAAATACATTCTTATCGCAATTATATCATGCTATGCTTCATGTTGTTTCATTTATAGGCCATGCTTTAATCATCATTAGTTGAGAATTTACAATAGAACCAAGACCGATAGCAATCCACAATACATACTTATTCATGTGGAATCCAAATCGAAGAACACAGAACATTAACGATGCAACCCAAAATTGAATTGGTAGAACCTCTGTCGAAAGAGCTCCTTGCAAATAATTAAGTGCCAATGCTAGTGCGTAGAAGACGTGCCAACTTAGTGGTCCGATAATTCTCTTGCGAACGAGTGTCATGAGAAATGCAGCAATCTGAATTGGAAATAGAATGCAATATGCACGATCCATTGAAGGGGAGAACAACAATCCAGCTGTTGCAAATACCTGACTAATTGAATAATACAAGTTGATTCGATTTCTTGCTTTTTGTGTTACCCAGTCGGGAAACGGCATGTCTCTCATAGTCGTAACTGTGATCTTGTAATACTTCGTTGCAAGATCCGCTAGAATGATTGTTCCCAATACAGTTGCAAATCGCGTATATAGATTTGAAAATCCTGAAAGAGTGAGAGCCATTACAACCAATGATCGAGTTGCGAACAAAATACTGTGTGCACGAAACTCTGGCCAAATCATAGGTGCTCGCTCTGAACGAATGGGAGGCAGATGAAAGATAAATGAAGACCAACTTAGTAGAAGATGAACTCCAATAAGGAACCATGATGTTTGATTAAACATCATCTTTCCGTATACAAAGAGGTTACCAAACTGTAGAATGTAATTGAAAAGTGCAACCAAGCCTAGGACTTTGTGGATGTGTCCATATCGCCCATCTTGAGGTGTGAAAAGAGACTCCATTTTTAAATTTGTTACCTAAGTGTAATCTAAAATCCGTTTTACAGTAACAATGCAAAAAGTGCAGAAGCATTTGCAGCGTGACACCATACAGATGACCAAACTTCTTTATACAAAGTATTTGTAATGACCCACGATATTCCCCATGTAGCTACAAATGTAGTTGCAATAGTTGTATTCTTTAACGTTCCAGCTGCATAAAACAGAGCAAAGTAGTAAAACGGTATTCCTATTAAATCCAATATGCTATTTGTTCTATCGTCTAAGTTATTTTTAATGTTCCAGTTTAGATGATTACATTCTCCTTTTTTAACACATGTACCTTTCGTATTATAGAAAAATGAGAAATACAAAGTTCCAAAAAGAGTTCCTAAAATAACAATATACGGATATAATGTACCGTTACCAGCCTTCATTTGCCAAATAATTAAATTCAGAAGAATAGGTTGAAAGAATAAATAAACTGGTAAAATCTTACTCACAAGCTTATTGGTTTCATTACACTCTAAATTCATCCATATGATATATTCTAAAAATTGCATAAAGCCAATTACAAACATAAATAATGCGAGTGCTCTGTCTATTTTATGATTTCGATACCATAAATAACAACATATACCAGTGACAAATAAAAATGTACCAAGGGAAACTTCGGCACTATAACACATTGTATTAATCAACGTATTTTCTTAATGAACACCTGTGCTAAATTCAGTGGAGTCCACTTCTTTCCAATAACTTGAATACGTTTATGATAGCCAGATAGAAACCCATCAATACCGCGACTTGTTCCATCTGGACCATCAAAATTATAATCGTCAAAAATTAGATAACCACCTACTTTTAGTTTTCTAAAAGATAACACGGCATCTTCTAGTGCATATTCCGGTTCGTGATTTCCATCAATATAAATAATATCAAAAAAGTTATCTTCAAGTGTAGGAACAACTATGTTTGAAAATCCACGTTTAATGACTACTTTATCTTCAATATTAAATCTCTTTATATTACGAGTAAATTGAGAATATACTGTCTCTTGGATACCTTTGTATTCCCTATATTCATCATAATCTTCCCACGGATCAATACAATATAGTTTACTTTGAGGATGTGACGCATACAATGTATGAACAGATAATGCGTTAACACCAGCATGTACACCAATTTCAAGATAATTAATAGGTCTATTTTCTTGTTCAACAATTCCTAACCAGCAAGATGCAGTTAAAAAGAATTGTCCTTCTATTACTGGTTGTGTCATTCTGTCTAGTAAGATTGTTGGATTTAAATAGGCTGATTTACAATTTGTTGTACAACCGGGTTTCTCTCTAACTTAAAAAAATTATTCCATGCAAACATTAGCATTAAGTTCTTCTCATTTTTAAAGAGCGGAAAGTCTGGGTAACAAGAAAGAATACCAAAAAAGGCATCTGCAATCGGATGTTGGTTTTGCTGACGTAATTGCATAATTAAATTATTCAAAATTGCTTTGCGTTGTTCATTCGGCATTTCAGTGATTCGCTTGTAAAAATTGTCCATTATTCCTGTTTATTTGCTTTCATGAAAGTTCATATCCATTGTAAAACAGTTGAATCGTTTCGATCAAACAATCTTCTTTGGGTGGAGTTGTGAATACCTTTCGCAATGTATCCTGTAGTACTTTAAAACGAACAACCGATTCAGCAACGTTTAGTGAAATTTCTCCTTTGTCATTAAATTTGAACATTGGTTTATGTTTGACACCTTTTGAATCGGTATAAGAATCTGGATTAAATCGTACCATCCAAACAGGAACTCCTGCGTCACTAAAGATATTATTGATACGAGATTCTTCACACGTGGTTGTGTAACCACTGTGCTGATTTTCATCTATTTCTGTACAAACGTCATATGTGCCACACTGTGAATATACATCTGGCCGTCTTGCACTACATCCTCCTTCAATTCTTTTATCAAATGTAGAAACAATATCGGGAAACTCCTTGAAAACAGTAGAACGCAACTCTGCAACAACTCGTAATTCTTTTGACTTTACACGTCGACTAAATTTCTCGTTTGGATACACATCACAGAAACATGTCGTGCAAAGACCCTTAAATTTCTTTGCAGAACGTGTGGCGTTACAACGAGTACACATCCCAGAGCATCGAATCATTTCAGCCGTCGCACATCCTTTACAATGAGTACGTTTTGTAGTCATTCCATACATAGCCATAACCTTTTTACATACTTTACACATACCGTCAATCCGATTCATGCCTTCAGTTTTACATCCGCTACAGTGTGTAGGCTTTCCGTTAACACCATAATGTGGTGCCTTATTACACTTACATTTTGCCATTTTTTGTATTTAGTAATTGAAAGATTCAGTAGTCCGTTTTACACAGATTGTACAAATTCCCAACGTAAATATTCACAAATTTTTTTCCATATTTGATCATGTGCAATCAAACGATCACGCGATTTTAGTAAAGGGAAATACGATTTGTACTCATCCAGTTCCAACAACTCGAAGAACTTGAACAAAATATACGAATAAGAAAGAAAGTTAGTGCGGTCATCTGGACAGTAAAGCAAAAAAGGCGCCTGGATTTCCTGAAACATCGTTCGAATCTTCTCTTCAATTTCCGGTGTAATTGTTGGTGGAGGGTTTCCGTTAAGTCTCGAAAGAATGTGAGCGGCATGTTCGTAATACTTAGACTTGTTTAGCTTCTTTAAAATGTCTCGTATTTCCTTTTCGGTCATTTGTGCAATATTTTGAATACGGCGCTTCTTAATCTCATTAATAACCTCATGCATGACTTCATCCGGAATAATAGTAGATTCTTTTGCTTGAAATTGGTTCAAAATCTCATTTAGGTGGTTAATTTTCTTATATGCGTAATTATTACGCTCTTTGGGAGGATCTCGAAATGAAGGAAAATCAGATACAACCATCATAAACTCTTCGGAGCCACATTTGGGACATACAAGTACACCTTCAGTCGAAAGTTCTTCTCGGGCAATATTACATGTTTCACAGTGTTCAGTGATAACCTGTTTCATTTCAGGAACTTCCATACCCTTCAGCTTCATACGTGTTGCATATTCCTCAAAGAGCTGCTTTTTTGATTGACTACCTGAATCATTACTACTATTTGTAACTAAATATTTTACAAATGTATTTTCATCCATACATGAATTTACAACTTGTTTAGGTTTCTCCGAATTTCCATAATATGATAACATAATATCGGCATTCTTCAAGTAATATTCCTCAACGGGATTTTTGGAATCTAATTTTGCTCTTATTTCTTTTAACTGGTGTTCTGCTTTTGATGCTTTGATAACATCATCGACAGAGCTTATAACATTTAATCCATCCATCTCAGTTTCAAGAGTTGAACATTGTTCCTCCATGTCCAACTTGTTCAAAGATGTGTCTTTTATAGCCGATACTATTGACGAATGTATATGATCAAGAGTACCCTGTGTTTTCACAACACCAGATGAATCAGATGCCTTCTTTATTCTGAATATGTTGTCCATTTTGTTGTTTAAAGTTTTACTCTTAAAATACTACTTCATTGCAAGATATGCTAAAACGCAGACTGCAACAAATGTTGAAAACATAGTTGAATCTAGTTGGTTGGTGAACTTCTCTTTAGGCAAACACACCGACGTATCAGCTTTCTTACAGAATGCGGGATTATAATCGGGAGATAATGACGTTGTTAGAAAATAAGAAGCACCTCCAGATGTTACCTCACAAGTATAACATTCACATGGAGGACTCGCATCTTCTCGCATGGCGTTAAATAGATAGTATGGATTCAGTCCAGATATATCTTCAACAATTCCTGGAATTAGACCACGCATGTCATTTGATAAAAATGGTAAATCCTTCGTACCACCTGCGGATGTTCCACCACCCGGAATGTTATTGATATAGTTGTAACGTGGCTGAACTGAACCATCTGGCGCCGTACATGTTCCAGCAGTGTTTATAAAAAAACGGTTTCCAAGTGGAGGATCGCCGGATATCAATCCTTTTATGTAAGTGGATGCTGCAGCTGAATTTGTATAAATTTGACGGAATGTTCCATTAGACCCAACACCTAATGATGAAGGACTCGGAACATGGCTTGAATAGCTATAATCGGGGCCTATCATAGATGTTGATGCTTGTTCAAGATTCGACCATGCTGGATTGTTACCCAGATCTCCCATTACTTTTAATATAGTTTATAAGTTGTTCACGAAATGCAGGATTGGTTAATGAACATGGGCGCTGTGATAAGATATTCCTTGCTGTGGATTCAAACTCATACCCAAACTTTCTTACACAGTAGAGAAGAGTCAAAAATCCACTTCGATTAATTCCACACTGACAATGTACAAAAATAACCTTTGAATCGGGTTCTCGTAAAAATCTATCCATGGTCATAGCAAATAATGGGTACCAACCGGTTATCTTTACTTCTAGATTGTCATGTGCATCAATACATGCATATTTGGTAGGATTATGATCACGAAACCACTGGGGGCTATCTGACTCTTGGGCGCAATTTATTACATGTGTGATGTTATGTTTTTCTACAAATGCTGGCGTTACCATGAATCCAGCACCAAACATAATTGACACGTGAACTTTAGCTGGGGGATCTTCCATCCAACCACGAGTGTTTCGTCTTAAAGGTCTCCATGTGTCCGTCATTTCCGATACTACTTTAAATATCCCCGATTGTCTAAAAACGGACTTCATTCTATTAAATGAAGAGGAAAGCAATAAAATGAAGTCCGTTGACCATAGGCATGGCTGCTGCTACCTCAATAACAAAAAGACAAGCGAGCACTTTGCAGTGCTCAAACAGAGAGGAAAAGTAATCGCAACAGCAACAAATAGGATTGGAAGCCGATCAAGTGGATGTGGATTTAATGACCAAACAATACATGCCGAATGCGCAGTAGTGAAAAGTCTTGGCGACATGTCACTACTTCGTGGATGTGTATTGTGTGTCATTCGACTCAACAAGAGAAATGAAATTATGCAGTCAAAGCCCTGCCACGACTGTCAGGTGTTTCTGATCAAGTGTATGGAGAAGTGGGGTCTTAGGCGAGTAGAATATTCGTAAAAACGAAATCATAAACGCATAAATTTTTAACTTCAAATAAAATGATTGAGTTTACTTCCTCAAAGTACTGGTTTGCTAAGAATTTTACTATTGTCAAAAATGGCAATAAACATTATAAATGGGGTGTAGAATGTCCTAATCGCAATGACCTAATTAACAGTGGAAACTATCTTATAAGAATAATTCACAATTTTGAGAAAAAAGCAATGATTGATTTTGAAGATAGAATCACAGAAGAATGTGCGTATCGGTGTGAGATTACTCCGGTTTCATACAAAGGAAACGAGTGGGTAGTTGATACTCAGGTTTGAAATAACATTTTTATATGAGACTACTTCCCAATGTTCCAACAACATACGCGATTGCTACTGCAGCTGCGCCTAGAACAGCTGCGCCAGTGTAAGAAACAACTCCGCCAGCCGTGTATGTGTGTGGAATGTATTGTAAAAGTAGAGAACGCGGGGTTGACAGAGAAATAGCAAATGCAGCCACGAAGAATCCAATATACATCATCAAACTTTTAACCGCGTACCGAATACTGTTAAACGTAGAATCATTGTTGTAGGTAGACGCGCCAGCCTTAGTGGGGTTTGTATTGATCGGAGCAATAAACGGATCACCTCCGCCTGTCACCATGGGGGCAAACGTAGTTGACTGTGGAAGACTCGGACTTTGAACGGGGCCACTATTTCCTAGTAAAGCACTTAAATCTGTGGCACCACTATCTTGCATTTATTTAGAAGAGGGTATTTCGCATGTAGCATCTTCCGCAGTATATTTATAACATTTGCTATCGACCGAAACAATTTTATCAACCACTTCTTGTACAGATAACGCAAGCGTCTTACGCTGAAGAATTGGTTTATGAAACATCATAATTGTTACCCCGAGACCAATCAAAAATGAAAGAAATGTTAAGCTTCTTTCATTATGAAGAATTTTTAATATTTGAATCATTTGTGTTGAGATGCGACGAAATTAAGAGACGTCGCATCTTTTGAACAAGGAACTTCTTTTGATTTAAATTTTACACACCCGGTTCCCGTGTAAAAATGAGTGCTTTGTCCAGGTAGAGGAACATCCTTATCTGCGTGAATTGGGGGGTGAAAAACAGATACTATTAAAAGTCCTGTTAATATTCCAATGAATAGCCAGGGAACGGATATCATCCTCCTTTATACAATCTCTAGCACTTTATCCATAATTCGATTCAGCGTTTCGCCGTCATCACCTGACCATGTCATCATGATAGGCATTCTCGAGATATCAGGGCGTGTACCATATACTTCATTATATGTCCAGTCGCCAAAGTTCACAATAATGTGTCCCATGTGAAAGATTCCTTGCCAACAATACTCATACGGGTTACGATGAGCAAGATTGTTTGGCATGTCAACTAGTACAATAGTCGGAACAGTACTTACTGTAGTCCGAACATTTACTTTGTCTCCTAGTGAATTTCCACCTGTAAATTTATTATAAAACTTGCTCTTACTGTCAGTGTTGGGTCCTCCTACGAGAATAACAACAGTGCTAGACGGCATTTTATTTGTAACCTATCGATATCAACAAAAATTTATTCGTTTTTATGATAACGGTAAGTCATCCGTTTCATATGCGATACCAACACCAACAGATACTGTATTAAAAGATGTTACATCTGTAGCAACATTCGTCAAAGATGCACCTGCAACAAGTAACTTGGTATACGGTCCAATAGTTAGCGGAAGAGAAGGAGTTGTAAAATTTGTTGTATAACGAGCGGCTCCGATATTAATACGGAAATTTGTTAAAGAACCAGTAAACTCCATATTGGCCATCGAAGTTGAGTTAGCTAGATCACCACCCATTACACTGCCAATAAGTAACGGATTCGTGACATCAGTTACAGAACCAGTGTATGCAGCCGATGCAATTGATGTACCATTTTGGTATATAACTACATTTGTACCAGTTGACACCACAGCAAAGTGAACCCAGTTATTAACAACGCCAGTTAGAGCAGTTTGTACTACAAGACCGCCAATAAAGTACTTTAGAGTTCTCGAACTACCTGATCCCTGAATTGAAAGACCAAGTATAGGATATGCGTTATTAGCAGGATCGTATACACCCTTTGAAAACACAGTCGTGTATGTAGAAGAAGTTGACGCTATACGCTGGAACCACTCGATTGTGTATATATTACCAAGCGCATATGTGAACGCAGTAGATCCTACTGTCTTTACAGTCATAAATGACATTCCTGCAGGACGAGCGTCGGTAGAACGGCATAAACTACAGGATAGTCCAGCAGGACCTTGTGTTCCAGTTGCACCTGTTACACCAATAGGACCCGTTACACCTGAAGCACCTGTAGGGCCAGCCACACCGGTAGGACCAGTAGAACCAGTTAGACCTGTAGGACCTGTAGCGCCAGCACTACCTGCAGGACCACTAGCGCCTGTAGCACCTGAACCTGTAGCACCTGTAGGTCCTGTAACTCCTGAAGCACCAGTAGGTCCAATAACTCCTGAAGCACCAGTAGGTCCAGTAGGTACCGATATGTCTGCTAGGGAAGGTAACGAAGATACTGTTACTGTTTTTGTTGTATATACAGGCGTTGCAGCAGAATTGGCTCCAACATTTCCATTTATGAGAAGACCAAAGCCTTGAAAGATATTATTAACTCCAGTTCCGGTAATAATATAACCACTAACAACAATTCCAGATAGCACGAGTACTGTATTTGTTATATTTGTAATCGGTAACGCTGGAATAGCAATTTGATTACCACTGTATTGAGCAGTTCCGTTGATAACTCTGAATCCAGTTAGATAACCTACATATCCAGATGCCGGAGCAAGAATTGTATTTAATCCACTCGAATCTGCAGTAGTTCTTGCACCTAAAGAAAGAGCCACGCTGCTTGGCCCAGATGTGTATGAACCAGATGTTATAAATGTTCCATTTTGGTATAAAGATATTGTTGATGAACGCTTTACAATTGCAAAATGACACCAATGGTTCAAAATATATGATAAATTTGATGTTGAAAATACGAGTGAACCACCCCAGTATAAACCTACAGATCGATTTGATGAATTTCCACCAACTATAAATGCATTGGAAGGAGCTCCTTCGTATGCATCATTTCCAAAACAGAAAATGCATGCTCCAGCATTCGACGATGGATCCATATTTTGAGTCCATTCAATTGTAAAATCATTTGTTCCAAAAACCAGTGATGTGTTGAAAGGTGCAGAGCTAGGACTTGTATTTGTAACTACACCTCCAGCAGCAGGAAATTGAAATACATTAGTTGATATTGTTTGATAAGATATAATTGGAGAAGCACCAGTAGGACCTGTAACTCCTGTAGCACCTGTAGGTCCTGTTGCACCTTGTAATCCCGAACTACCACTAGCACCTGTAGCACCGGATCCTGTAGCACCAGTAGGTCCTGTTGCACCTTGTAATCCTGAACTACCACTAGCACCTGTAGCACCCGTAGAACCTGATCCGGTAGCGCCGGTGGGACCTGTTGCACCCGTTCCACCTGGAGAATTATAGTAAATAATAGGACTTGTTATCGGTGTAGGGGTGCTGCCATCTGTTAAACATTCACTAATTGATGCATAGTAGAACGCGTCTGGAATAGAAGGTGCACCATATACATAGGATGTATATGTACCAAGCGTACCTGATGGAAGATTAGACCCGGACTGATTTATTTGGATATTAACGTATGTGGTAGACGCAATAGGAGTACCAGACGGAGAATATGAAATACTTAAAATAGATGGCCAGTATACAGAATTTCCAGCAGCAATAGCTAGTGCGTGTTTTTCCGAGTTTACCCAGTTCAATGTCACTGCACTTGAGGTGACAGTTATTGTGGCACTCGTAGGTGCATCGGGTCTCAAAATCGTAGTAGAACCAGCATATTGAGTAGCCGATGAAAGTGCACCGCTGCTACTGCCGTTTATATTAATTGCAGTAACAGTTGCTTGGTAGTATGTACCAACTCCAGTAGCAACAGTAAATAATCCATACGTCTTAGGTGTAGTTTGGGCCGTGATAGTTCCTATAACCGATTGGCCTGTCATTCCAGAGTTGTTCGCACTTTTAAGAACTATTGTATGACTTACAAAAATTGAATCAGGATTTGTCCAATACACACCAACTCCATCTGTAGTAAATATAACTGTAACTCCAGTCGGTGCAGCAGGTGCAGACATGCTTATTTATACAACTATGGGAAGTAAAAAGCGCCAATTGTCTGCGTAGGAACTCTAAAGTTAAATCCACCAATTTCACTATTGATGGATGCTGTTACAAAGTTAATGACTCCTTGTAGTGTAGGTGTTGGTATTATAGGGGCATTACTGGGATCAGGAAAATAGAAGACTTCTGTTATCTGGGATGGCGACTTAAAATTAAATGCACCAATTTCAGTATTAATAGATGCAGATGGAAACATGATAGCATTGCGAGGTATATCGGGAACAATTGAGTTTCTACGTGTTGAAATTAAGAATCCAGATAATCTTTCATATTCTTGAATTAAGTCGGGTAATAAAGTCTGTCCACGTTGTTGAACTCTTAGTATCATACTGTTGTATTTTGTAGCGTACCAAGTTGTAGGACTTGCAATTTGAGTAAGGCGTAATGCTGATGAAATGATTGAAAACCCTTGGTCTATTTTTGATAAAACTGTACGAATATATGTTTGTTCAGAATCTGCATTTAATCGCTCTGATTCGATGCGAACTATCATATCCAGATCATCTATAAATCGTAAGTTATCTTGTAAAGTCGTTGCTAATGCTGAATATGAAGGATATAAAAATACACTTGTTGTAAAATTTTGAACGCCAACAAATTTAATTTTTAAGTAACGAATAGCTCCATCGGCATTAATAGCATGCGTTTTACCAAATTGAATTGTACGTCCTCCAATTTTTATACTATCTGTTTGTAGAATGTTTCCAACTCCAGCTATATCTGTATCTAATGAGAAGGATAGTGATTTTTTAGGTGTGTAATCTAAACTCAGAATAATATTATCACCATTAGTAAATTGAGGATTTTTAACTAAATGTGTGTTTCCGAGTGTAATCAAGTTTGCGATTTTTAGCTGGAAAAGTAAGTTGGTTAGAGCAGATTCTGTTGTACGAGAATTTACGTTACTAATTGGACCACTTAAAAACAGCGTCGCAAGATCGTCTGATATAATTGTCGTTACACTTGCTTTAATAGCAGATGCAGGTATAAAGTTTAAAATAGAATCAGGAGGTTGGATTTCAGAAATTGATTTGAGTATTGAGTCTGTAATCATACTAGCATCATCAGTCAATGTTTGACCTGCATGTAACAATAAATTGTCCAAACAGTCGAGCTGTTGTATCACTTGAGAAATATTTAGTCTTATAAGTCCACACTTAACGCTATCTTCAAATGAAATCATTGAAGATAATGTTGTTAACGGTATGTTGATCGTAATGTATTCTAATTTGTTATAAACACTGTTTGAGAACAGTACTTTATCTGTATTTTCCTTAGCTATTCCTTTGTATGTATGTTTGAATGCAAAAGTTGACATACCTACTAATTATTTGTAGTAGATTTTTAATTATGAGGCTTTTAGTGTCACCATGTATGTGTGAACTAGAGCATTTGTAGATAACTCGCGACCCACACCAGTTCCTGTTGAAGGATTGTAGAGCGGGATTGTTACACCACCAATAGTGATTGATGTTGATGCACTGGTTAGTCCAGGGATCGTAACATCTGTATCAACCTGGAACACTACGGCCTTGGCTATCGTGTACTTCACTAGGAACTGGAACGTGTCACCAGCATTAAACTGAACACCGTACCAGCCTTGGAACTGAGGAGTTGAGAAAGGAACACCATTTGAATATTCGGCGAGTAATTGTGCTGCATCAGAACCAGCCTCTGTTGCAGTCGTTGCAAGAGCAGGTGCCGATATGGCCAGTAACGGGATCTTGTCGTAAGGGTATCCATATACATCGGTTTGACCCACGCCCGCATTTGTCACACCAGTAAATCCAGTAATTTCACGGAACTTGAGAGGAACAATTAGAGCCTGTGTAGGGTTCAGTAGGGGACCACTGGGAGCTGATGTATATACAGACGCGTTACCCACAAAACCAGCAACCGATGATGTAATTTGCACTGAACCGAGACCACAATTGGCGTATGCAACAATGCTACCTAGACTGGGTGTGGAGAATGTTACTGTAGGTGCAGTTTCATATCCAGACCCGCCGGACGTTACAGTCACACCTGTTACACGCCCTCCTGCACCACTTCCCGAAATAATTGCTTCTCCTTGAGCACTTGCGGAGGCTGGGGGTGCATCAATTGTAATTGTAGGTATAGTAGAGAATCCAGAACCACCGCCAGTCATTGTCAATACAAGAGCTCCACCTGTAGTGAGACTCCTGGTAAAAGTTACGTTACCTCCAGAACCATTCGGATCAGCAATGTACACGCCAGGTACGTCTATATATCCTCTGCCTGCATTTGTTAATACTAAAGCAGAAAGACTACCTGTACCAGATAGTGTAGCTGTCGCGACTGCCGCTACAGCTGTCGGAGGAGCACTAAATGTCACTGTTGGTTTGGATGTTGAGCTATAATAAGCACCACCGACTACTGTTGCATTTGTATTTAAAGAGCCGCTAGAAGTTCCAGTCGCATTTGTATTTAAAATTGTAACGTTGTTACCAACTATCGACGACACTGCAAATGGCCCAGTTCCTGTTTTTGTTGAATCGGCAAGAGTGATAAACATTCCTACCTTTAGCGATGAATTGACACTGTTAAACGTTATTTGTTGAGTAGCGGGAGTACCAGTTACTGCACCAAAGGTGGTCGTTGATCCAACTGTAAATGATGAACCAATTGCTACGCTTGTTACAGTTCCATATGATCCCGCCGTAGTTGATATTGAAGATGTCGCCACGGCTGCCAGCCCAGCACCTGTACCCGATCCTGATACAGTGATAGCCGGGAATGAACTTAAATTTGAAACAGCATTTGTAAGTGTTACAGTCGGTGTAGTGGCTGTATTAGCGAGTTTACCAACTTGTATAATACCTGAACCTGGAATATTTGCAAATACTCCATCATTGTCATTGTAAAGTCCATTATTGGTAACTGATGCAATTTGTACCTCATAAAGTTTGAGACTTGTCGCAAGAACAATTCCTTGAGCACCACCATATGTTGTAATAGCGGGAGCTGTTACATATCCAGAACCATAATTGGTGATGGAAACATCTCCAGCATCGGCAATAGTGCTTGAAACACCTGTAACCGTAATCGTTCCGCCTACACCACCCTGTACAACTAGAACATCACCGGCGCGGTAGTCAAACCCACCGTCGAGTGTAGCAACTGCAGTTGCAGTCACACCTCTTCCACCCGTTGGCGCATCAATTGTTACAGTTGGGATTCCAGTATAACCAGTACCGTAAGATGTTGCACTTGCAGCAAATACAAGACCCGTAACAACACCCGATGTATTCACTACTACAGTTGCAGCAGCTCCGCTGCCGCCACCACCTGCAAATGAAACTGAAGGGGGTGAACTAGCTGAATATCCAGAGCCTCCATTTGTAATCGTTACCGTTCCGATAGAGCCTCCTGATGTATTCAGTGTTCCTTCAACCGTATTTCCAATTTTAGCGCCTGATAATGTACCACCGGCTGAAGTTACAAGGAGATATCCATAATCTTCAGTCACCGGGTTTGTATGAGTAGCACCGCCTAGTAACTTACACTTCTGCCATTGTGTGTATCCTGATCCAGCAGTTGTAATAGTAAATTTGGTGATACGAGCACTCTTGGCTGTCGCAGTGGCAGTGGACGACGTGAAAGAAGGCGATTGAACTACTACAGACGGAACTCCGGAATAAGCAGCACCACCAGCACTTAGTGTAAACGAGACGACTCCAAGATAGAAAACGAGATTGGCAACTGTTGTAGGCGTAACTGTTGCGTCATTGCTTGTCTTTACACTATAGACAGCAGGCGAACTAGTGTAACCTGAGCCAGCTGCGGTGATGAACGTATTCATGATCTTACCATACACATCAACTTGCGTGACCTTTACTGTTGCAGTTAGACCGCTATCCGGTGAAGTTAGTGTTAATATGTTTCCAACTGAGTATCCGGCACCACCAGATGCAATAAATACCTGTGTAACGCCCATAACAGCGGAAGCTGCAGCTCCTGTACCGTAACCAGTGATTGTCACGGTGGGTACGAAATCGTAACCATAACCACTATTTGTTATCGTAAATCCAGTGACTGACTCATTGGCCACAGTTGCATCCACAAGTGCGGTTGTAGATTGAGGGGGATCATCAAAAAGTAATTGAGGACTTGCATATAGACCAACACCGGCAAATGCATTGAGAGCATAAGGTGATGGTACAACACCAAGTGAAGCTGTTGCACCTGTCATCGGAACAAACTTCGAGCTGTATGTTGTAGGTATAGCATTATTGCTATTCTGAGTTGCAATCGAAGTAGAATTAATAGCTACAGTAGGTGCTGTTGCGTACTGACCATAGCTGTTACCCAGAAATCCAAATCCAATAACATCATATGTAATGTCGACAGGATTTGTTCCTACATAGAAGTTTCCTGTGACGTTTGCGGCAATTGTTACTGTTATTGTCTCAGCCGTATATGCACCACCAGTAGTTGTGAAACCATAGCCAAAACCACCGCTTGTAAGCGTAATACCTGTAACTCCACCAGAACTGTTTACACTAGAGACAATACCACTTGCAGGAGAGCCTTGTCCGGATGCGGGGGCTGAGAATATGACATTTTGACCGACAGTGTAGCCTGATCCTGTTGGACCATTCACTGTTCCACCACTAGACCCACTACCTCCCAGCAATACTCGCTGAACTACACCACCCATTAAAGGAACAGCTGCTGCACCTGCAGTAGGAGTTCCTCCACTGAAAGAAAGTGTCAGATACCCCGCCGTGTTATTTACAACTGCTAACGCATCAGCTTGTGAGTAACCAACACCGCAAGTGCCTATTCCGGAAACAGCAACGCTGTTAACAGTTCCAGTAGGGACTATGCTTGTTACACCTTTATAAGTAGGAATTGATACTACACTTAGCTTAGGTACGAGAGATAATGATGTAGCGGTGTATGCACTTCCACTGTAATTAGTTACAGTGCAGCTAGGTGATGACAAGTAGCCAGACCCTTTCTGTAAATATATAAACCGATCTAGAGTATACGACATAACTGGACTACCTACGAATGTATTCAACGTACCAGTTGATAAGAAGTTGGTGAGAGTTGCACCGCTTCCACCGGAACTTACGATCGATACAGTAACGGGTTCAGGTGTACTTGTAGTGAGTACTGCTGTTGCAGCAGCTCCCGTACCTCCGCTGGTGGGAGTGAACGCAATTGTGGGAGCCGATGTATACCCAGAACCAGGATTTGTGATCGTTACACTAGTGACAGCACCACCAGAAACAGTTGCTGTTGCAGCAGCTCCGCTACCAGCACCCCCAGTAAATGAAACTGTAGGAGCAGTTAAATAACCCGAACCAGCATTTGTGATGGTTACAATAGGTCCAACCTGTCCAGGAACATTAAGACCATAACCATATCCACCATCAATCATTACAATATTCGTGATAGCACCGGCAGTGTTAACTGACAGAGATGCTTGAGCGGTTCTACCAGCGCTTGCAGTAAATGTTAACGTAGGGGGTGCAGTATAACCAGAACCAGCATTTGTAACCAGAACTGATGCAACTGTACCAAAAGCATCATTATTAATTGTTGCAACAGCAGTAGCACGTGTAAGTGTAGGAAGGTATGCAGATGTAGATCCACCAAATGAGGTTACTGTAAGAAATGTAGCAGTTGGTGCTGATGTATAACCTATACCGCCTGTACCTATTAGTGCCGTTACAGTACCACTTCCAGTACCTCCAGAAAGACTAACTGTAGGGGCAGAACCAGATATATAACCAAATCCAGGGTTAACGATTGTTAGAACTAAACTTCCACTTACTATTGCAGCAGTAGCGGTAGCCTGAATACCCTTCGTAATTGTACCGGTGTTTGTTAATGAAAGAGAATTGTTAAATACAATACTTGTTGATGTTGTTCCGGTCAAAGCAGTAAAGGTGCCTCCGTTTGCTAGTCCTCCAAACCCAGTTAATGTAAATCTATCTCCAACACTAACAGCTGCCCCAGTATATGATCCTGATACCGGCAACGTTGTTACTCCGTTTGTCATAGATAGACCAACGGTTGTGCCGGGTGCAGTTCCAGGTGCTGTAATTGTAACACTTGTTGGCGCTACTGTGTAAGAAGCCAGTGTTGTATCAAATCCTACAACTGTGTTTACCAGGTCTACTGATGTAACAACACCAGTAGAAGAGATTACTGGCCGAGCTTGTGCCCGAACAGACTGAGGAGGAGCTGTGAATGTTACTGATGGTGTTGCTGCACGAGTGTATCCAAAACCCGGATTTGTTACCTGAATATCGACAACTGAACCATTGGAAACAACTACTGTAGCTGAAGCAGGTCGAATTGTAATGGTACCAGTTCCAGCTAAACTGCCTGGATTGCTGATTGTAACACTTGTTGTGGGGGATCCAGAAGCAGCAGTCACTGTATATATGCCTCCATTCGTAAGACCAGTAAAAGTTCCACCAGAAAGAACAACTTGGTACGTACCAACAACATTTGTACCAGTCCATCCTGTAATAGTTAAAACACCACTAGAAACTGCTGATACGGCGCCACTACCTGAAGATGAAATCGTTATAGTCGGAGCAGTTGTATATCCAACACCGGGGTTTACAATGGTAATGTCTGTTACCTGACTGGTCACTGAATTGACTACTGCTACAGCAATTGCAGTTGCTTGTGTTGGAGGGGCAGAAATACTTACATAGGGTGCATGTATATAACCAGCACCACCCGTTACGACTGTAACTCCGCCTACAACACCTGTATTTGCAAGAGTTGTAGTTGCTGTAGCTCCAATATTCGGAGCACTGACAACAACAGTAGGTGTCGTATAGAATCCAGTTCCACCATTCGATACTGTGACTGCTGTATTTATTCCGGTCGAATATGATAGAACTGCTGTTCCAGTAGCTCCAGTACCTCCATTTGTAGGTGTAAATGTAACCGACGGCGCACTACCGACAGTATATCCGCTGCCAAAATTTGTAACTACTACACTGGTTACGATTCCAGATGCAACTGTAGCGTAAGCACTCACACCACTTCCAGCTCCACCTGAGAAAGAAACCGTAGGTGCTGTCGTGTAACCTGATCCACCATTTGATAGTGTTACGGATGCAACGGCATATGATGAAACTGTTGATGTTGATGTTGTCGGAGGTACACCATTATAAGGCGCACTTATTGTTACTTTATCAGACAGCAAGTAACCGGAACCACCATATGTTACAGGAATACTTGTGATTGATCCATAGAAAACAGGATTTGCCGTAGCTACTGTTCCCTTTGTTACTGTACCTGTACTACCAGCTGCACCACTAGCATTTGCATATGTCAATCTTAGTGCACCACCGGTGGGAATGCTTGCAATGGTGAAGGTTCCATTATTGCCACTATTTAAAAATCCCGTTGTTGTAATTACATCACCAACAGCAAACCCAGTAAGTGACGCAACGGTTAATGTCGATATACCTCCAGAATGGGAAAGATCCGAACATGTCGTAGTTGCGGCAGGCGCAATAGCAACACGTAGTGGTAAGTTTGTCACAGGAATTCCGGTGTACCCCGTTCTTGTTGAAATCTGGTTAATTCCCATGAGCGGGGTGAATGAAGGTAGAGATCCACCGATCTGAGTTGAACCGCTTACAATAATATTGGGTACACTTGTATACCCACGACCCGGTGCGACAAGACTAAAACTGTTAAGAGTTGTTCGGACTATCGGCGTTGACCCGGTTAATGTTGTATATGTTGCGGGGGATGAAAGTCCTACAGCCAATGAGCTTGAAACGGATGTCGGATTCTGTACTGCAAGTGTAATTGACTGGCTACTTGAATAGTAACCACCAAATGATGTCATTGCTGCACCTACGAGTTTCCAAGTTGGGTTCGTAAATGCGGCGATTGCAACAGGGGTAGTGGCGTTTACAACAAAAAGTTGAGGACCCGTGCCAGTGGCAAATGCCTGAGTGTAACCACTACCCCGAGTGGCGGTATAACTAACACTGTTAAATGTAAATGCTCCTTCAAATGTGACAGATAAACTACTTGCACTATTAGCAGTGGCACCAGCTGTTACGAATCCAATTGCAGTTATACCATCCGTATCTGGAGCTGGAAACTTAACAAGGTATTGTGCATTTGCTATAAATGAGGCGGTTGCAGAAGTAAGAGTGCACGAGTTTATACCCATCGATGCTTTGGCTTGAGCAAATGCGTTTGTACTACCAGCCTTTACTGTTTCTAGCTTAGTTAGAAGATCGGGATAACCGTGAATTGCGAGTTGATTTAAAACTGTACGTGTTCCATCTGAATTGGTTTTATATAACATATCATTTGCAATAGCTTCCTCAAACAATGACTGTACAACTGTGTTGTACGATGAAGGGCTAGTATACTGAGGGCCAGCATATACCAACTGAGCAAGCTGCTTATCTGCTTCTAAACTAGTACTAGTTGTCTGTGACTTAATAACGGATGCAGGTAGCTTACCGAGAATTGCATTAGCGTTAACAAGGGAGAAACTATTTTGGTTCTGATTGTATAAGTTTAGTAGAGTATTTACCTTGGTTAGTTCGTCATCAGTGTAGTATGTAAATGTTACTGTACCGGAACCACCTAGGATACCTCCACTCGTAGCAGTTGGTAGCAGATCAGCCGGACGAGTACCATCCCACTTCATGATTACACCTCCAGAAAAGTCTACACTGTTTACTCCGCCAATATCTGCCTGACTCCAGTTTAGGAAGGCGTATGTGCTAGTCGGTACAGCCGGTAGAGAAGAATACAGCCAGAATTTAGAATTTGTAGGTAGTACATCTAATATGTAACGAATACCACCCTTGTCGTAACCATAGTAGGGCGTATTGGCAGAACCAGTACCAAACGTAGCAAGGAGTGTAACACCTGTATCGAGAAGACCGTTTGTTGTAATGCACTGGTACACGTTACCCTGGTATACTACACGGTCACCGCTGTAGTAAGGAACACCTGCAGTCCAACCAGAAGCAATTGTAGACTGAGCCCAGTAAGACTTGTGCGCTACGCCACTTGATTCAACAGGAGGAAGTCCCTGTACAAAAGCCTGGTAATATTGTGTCTGACCAATCACAGGACCCGTGTAACTAGCAACCGTTGTGCCTTGTAGAGGAATAGGATCAGATAATACAGATGTTGTACGAATTAGTGTATAACACGAGGCATTCGTAGAACCAGTAGGAGTAAAGCTTACAATATCGCCAAGCTTGTATTGTCCAGTAGATATATATGTAGGAATAGTTGACACTCCTCCCATCTCAGTACGAAGAGACGGTAACTCGGAAGAACCAACAGTACCGTTAGGAACAACGCCGTTGTAGTAGAGAATGAATGAAGAAAGACTTGCAGACGGTACTTTGAACACTACGTTCTCATCGTAATCCTGGCCAGCAACAAATGCTGTGGCCGTCTCACCGAACACGGTAACCGTATTCTGCTTGAGAGCAGACGTCGCATACGTGTACTTAAACACGATCGACTTACTAGACGACATCTAAGTGGGGTATGCTTTATATTTAGATAATAATTCTATAAAAACTATAGTAATGGCAACTGCTATTCTTATAAAAAAAGAATGCACGTTTTTGATCAACGCAATCAGTCGTATCCAACAAATAATTTCAATTAGTCAGGTATGTTACAATAATCCGTCAGGTGGTAATCCGGGAACCGTACCACCTGTAATAGCTCCGAAAAACTTAGACGATCCACTTACATATACTACAAATGCCGTAAACCAAGAAGTTATTAGCCTTTCGCTTCAGGGATTCATTTCATATTTATATGTAAAAGCTTATAACGTAGCATATCCTTTAAATCCAACAGCTGCAGAATATGCTCTCATTTCTGATATTTATAAAGCTCTTAATATTTCTGTCCCGCCATTTATAAATGGATAAGTCTGTTCTGGAAAGAATCGAGGATCCTAAAGTGACAAACCATTATAATATAACTTCAACCTCCCAACAGTATCCTCCTCCTCAACATGGTGGTCGTATTCCTACATTTAACGATACATCTGTACCGAGACTACCGTTTATGCTTTCCACTCCTTACAAAGATGGTAAACCAATCGACGGTCATACACCGTTTGATGATCTAATCGGTCGTCAGTATGCACCTACTCTCGTAAGTAAGCTATTTTTCAGCCAAGATAATATTGAAACATTACAACAAAAAATTCATGAACAAGTTTGGCTTATGAGCAATAAAAAATACAACATTGATCGTCAGAACGATGACCAAATAAAGATTATTATGCGTAGCTACTATTTGATGTTTGGACAGAACAATGATAATCATGTAGCAGAAGAGTTGGAGAGTTTAAATCGTCGTGTTGTTGGGTATGCAAGTGCAAAAATCTATTCTGAAGTAGAATTTTACCAATTTTACCGCAAAGATATTGAGGATTTTGCTCCTCCTATTGCTGGACCCATCAATACTCAGGTTTATGGAACGCGTACAGGAGAGCTTAAATCATTTTTTTAGTGTAGACAATGGAATTATGTGTATTTCATGACCGTATTTACGGCATATATGAAACTCAGTTATATGTTTTTGAACCCACATGGGATTCATTTCGACCAATTGAAAGAGTTGGTTGGGATGGACAAAAATACAGCATTGTAGATTCTAAATTTAAGACCGATTTATTTAGTGATTTTTATGGGTACGAAACATCAGAACAAAAGCAACTTTGTAAAAGACTAATTGAAGAAACTGAATTAGAAGGCGCATCAGAAATTACCGATTCTGTTGTTTTCTGGAAATGGTCAGGAGAGGTTGAAGCGAAGTGGTTCAAGGACAGACCTTGTGTATTTTCATCACCATGTGTCGACAAAAACTGGGTAAAATATTTAAAGTACCTAAATATTCGACCAAGAACTTTACGCAATTATCCGAGGGTTCGTACAAAGCGTTTACTAAGAAAACGTTGAATTTAACAAAATGCGAGTCAACATCATTGGAAGTTTTAAGCCTACAACTGGACTTCACCAGGATATGAACATTCTAGTTGGCATCATTACCGGTATTCTCGGAAATAAAGTTACTATGCGTCGTGTTCCCCACATACTTCCTCAATGTGACGAAGCAGAAATAAACATTTTTGTTGAAGTCATTAATCCTGCACTTTTTCAGTATGCTCGTAAGAATATCTGGATTCCCAATCCCGATTGGACCTACCGTTCATGGGCCCCTTACATTGAAATGGTTGATGAAATTTGGGCCAAGACGCAAGAATGTAAGGAGATCTTTGAAAAGGCATGTGAAGGACGTAAAACTGTTAATTATATTAGTTGGAGTTCAATTGATAAATGCATGAACTTTGATGAAATTAATAAAAATTATTCACGCGCAATTGTAGTTTGCGGAAAGAATATTTTTCGCCATCCGAGACCTATTCTTCAGGCGTACCGAAAGATTTATCTAGAGGATGAAGAGGTGTATAGTAAGCTACCAGAACTAAATATTGTATACAATCCTGAACACATAATCTTTACTGTTCCTGAAGAAATCAAGTCAAAGGTAAACGTTATTGGACGTACACTTGAAGAAGAAGATTATAACACTCTTCTTCGTGATTGTGGACTTTGTGTATGTCTTTCATTTGCTGAAGGATTTGGTCATGCGGTAAATGAGGCTATGTCAGCAGGATGTAATCTTCTACTTTCCCCGATTCGTCCGTTCCTTCAAGATCTTGTTGGAGGAGATGAGAAAGGTACATATTTTGCATCCTATTCAAGCGTTGTTGAACATCCCGAATGCATGATTTCTCTTCTAGAAATTGATACAGATTCTGTTGTAACGTGTCTACGTAAGTATGTGGAAGATAGTGCCGACACTAAGCACCAAGGAAGCGAGATTTCACGAAAGCTTTACGAGCACCGTCATAAGCTATGGATTCAGATTATGACGAGTATTCTTAAAAGTTGGGATCTTGACCAAGAACCCTACAGTTTGAAGGATAAGCTCCCTAAAGAGGATACTCTTCCTGATGTTTCGGTATTGACCATTACTCGCGATCGTCGTGTTTTCATGCCTTTGGCAAAGTATTCCTATATGATTCAGTCATACCCAGAAGATAAGCTAGAGTGGGTTATTGTGGATGACGGCGATGACCCAATTGAAGATACACTTATCGGAGTTCCGAATGTAAAGTATGTAAAGTGTCCTCCCGGAATGACCATTTCACAGAAGCGCAATCTTGCAGTAGAAAGTGCAACGTATGATGTGATGGTAACGATGGATGACGATGATGTATATCCTAACAACAGTGTTCTACAGCGTGTAGCATCTATGCTCATGGAACCTAAAAAGGAGTGTTCATTCTGTACTACGATTCCTTGCTATGATATCACAAAGTTCAATTCGTTTATTAATGTTCCTCCTACAGTTCTAGGAATGGCAGATCGTGTATCTGAAGCGACTCTAGCTTTCACTCGTAAGTTTTGGGATGAAGGTAAATTTGATGACGCAATTCATATTGCTGAAGGTAGCGCATTTATTCGCGGTCGCGAGCAAATGTGTCGTGAAATCTCTCCGCAGGATGTAATTGTTAGTTTGATTCATCCTAAAAATACCTCATCACGCAAGAGTCCGGAAGTAAAAGATTCGAACGGATGTCACTATGGGTTTAATGAACAGTTGTTTGCCATGGTTACTCAAATTGGTGTAGAGCTATCTCCCCCTACCGAATCTAGTACTTCATGCCAAAAAGAGAGCGACGGCGACGGTGCGTCTTCTTCGTGTGACGACGGCGACGGCCACCCTTCAATTTTCCATCACCAGACGCCGCCAACGCCGCAAGACGCGCCTTCTCCGCATCATCACCACCATCACCACCACGCATCTTTAGACCAGCCTTCGCCAACATGCGACGAACAGTCTTCTTCTTAACGAGACGAAGCTTCTTCATAGAACGACGACGACCACCAGATACGGGAGCACTAGAGAGAGCAGGGGGAGCACCACCTGTACCTGTGTACGTGCTAGCCATTTTTATACTTAACTAAAGAGAAATTTGTTTAGGCGCTGCAAGAAAGACAAGTGGGATCGACTGTGAATTTTTGCGCAGATGAGGCTGCCTTTGTACGCAGATAATAACAACCAGTCTTCAAACCTTGTTTCCAGGCAAACATATGCATTGATGTAATCTTAGCATATGTGGGTTCGGCAAGGAACAAATTGAGTGATTGGGATTGGCAGATAAATGGGGCTCGATCTCGTGACATTTGGATAAGTGTCTTTTGGGGAATCTCCCAGACAGTCTTAAATAGATCTCGAATATTGTCTGGAATTTCCTTAATATTAGCAACACTGCCATTTTCTGCCATGATTTGACTACGAATATCTGGAGTCCATAGTCCAAGTTTTACAAGCTCTTCTACTAGATACTTATTAACCATCATAAAGTCACCACTGAGTACACGACGAGTGTACAGATTTGAAGTAAATGGTTCAAAGCATTCGTTATTTCCAAGGATTTGAGACGTAGAAGCTGTAGGCATAGGCGCTACAAGTAGAGAATTACGCATGCCACCCATACACAACTTACGCAAATTTTCCCAATTTAGATACGTAGTTGTGGGTTCGTCGTTCCACAAATTAAATTGCATCTGTCCCTTGCTCATTGGAGATCCTTCAAAGTCCAGATGAGAATTGTGTCCGTTCAAAGGAAGTCCACGCCACTCTTCACGTGTAGAACCCAACATACTAGCAGTTGCTGCCGCATAGTAGATGTTTTCAAAGATTTCACGGTTTAGTTTAGAAGCTTCGGGTGACGTCCATGAGATACGAAGCATCGCAAACACATCCGCCAACCCCTGAACACCAATTCCAATAGGACGATGACGCTTATTAGAACGTTTACACTTTTCAGTTGGGTAGAAGTTCTTATCAATTATGATGTCAAGATTGTTAGCAAGAACAGTTGTATACATTCGTAGTGCCTCAAAGTTGAAACGGTATTCTCCGTCAGCATGGTAGGCCCTCTGAACAAACTTAGGAAGTGCCAAACTTCCAAGATTACAAACAGCTGTTTCATCGGGTGACGAAAATTCCATAATTTCGGTACACAAATTTGAACTCTTGATAGTTCCAAGATTCTTCTGGTTGCTCTTTGAATTAGCAGCGTCCTTGTAGCAGAGATACGGTGTTCCAGTCTGGATTTGAGCGTCCAAAATCATCTGCCATATTTTCTGAGCTGGAATTGTCTTACGTCCCTTACCGGCTGCCTCATATGACATATAAAGCTTATCAAACTCTTCACTATGAACATCATCTAATCCAGGACATTCACGCGGACACATAAGCGTCCAATTCTCATTCTTCTCTACACGCTTCATGAATAGATCAGGAATCCAAAGACCATAAAATAGGTCACGAGCACGATCCTCTTCTGCACCTTGGTTGAGTTTGAGACGTAGGAATTCTTCAATATCCGCATGCCAAGGCTCTAGATAGATCGCAAATGAACCGTTACGCTTTCCACCTTGATTGACATACTTTGCAGTGTCATTGTAAACTTTGAGCATCGGCACAATTCCAGTTGACTCTCCATTTGTTCCATGAATCTTAGACCCACGTGCGCGAACATTATGAATTGAAAGACCAATACCTCCAGCCCACTTGCTAATTTGAGCACACTCGCCAAGTGTATCGTAAATTCCCTTGATTGAATCTTCACTCATATTCGCTAGAAAACATGATGAAAGCTGCGGGTGATTCGTTCCAGAATTAAAGAGAGTAGGCGTTGCATGAATGAAATATCCTTCCGAAAGAGCATCGTAGGTCTCCTTTACCTTTGCGTAGTTTTCTCCGTGTAGCTGAATGGCTACACGCATCCACATGTGTTGGGGGCGTTCCCAAACACGACCATCTTTTCTACGAAGAAGGTAGCCTTTCTCCAAAGTCTTGAACCCAAAGTAATCAAACATGAAATCACGAGAATAATCAATCATCTTTTCAAACTCCAAGTTCTGAGCAGGCTTGTAATACGACTCTGCGATAATTCCCTCATCGAACAAAACTTGGGCTGAATCGATCAAACGAGTAGGCGTATTTTTGTGATGATTGTCGATTACGATGCGAGCAGCAAGCTTACCGTAATTCGGATGGTAACGAGCCTGCATCATTGCACACGTTTCGGCAGCAAACTCGTCTAGTTTGCGAGTTTCCATGCCATCTTGTAACTGATTACACACTTTCTGAGCTACAAGGTCAGGATTCACATGTTCCAGTCCGTCGGATAGCTTTCGAATGCGTTGAAGAATTTGGTCAAATGATACCGGTACACGATTTCCATCACGCTTAATTACGTAGATATGGTCCATATTAGTTACCATATATATCCTTGATGTGTTTAAAATCCGTTCTCAACGAATAAAATACCCTCCGATATAAATAATGGGGTGCGATACACCAAAGATTTTAACTGAAGAAAAAGCAAAAGCAATATTACGAGCAATAAAATTTAAAGAACTTGTGCTCGATAAACTTGATAGTTATGAAGCTCATAATGATGAAGATAAAAAAATGTTAAGTAAAGTTCTTCCAACAATAAAAAAAGAGTACGAGAAAAAACTTATTGAAAACATGATAATATTAAATAATGGAACAACATCAAAAGATGACATATTATACGATGTATCTATGTCAATAAGTAGAACTAGTAACACTATTTCATTAAGTCAAGCTATTAAGAGAATTAAAAATTTTAGATCAAGTAAATGCGGTATTCAAATATTCAATCAACTGTTTATAAACAATATTTGTAACAATTATGTATCTACTTTTAAAATGTACGAAAGTCTTGATAGAGAACCGGATGAAAATGAAAAAAAAGCAATTGAAAGCAAAATAAAACAAGCATATATTGAAATAGCGTCAGTATTGTTAGGTGGTCCTGAATCAAGTGGTCTTTATGGGATTACAGAAGCTAACTATGAAGAAGGTAATATTAAAGGAATAGTACAAGGAATACAACAAAGAACATCTGATCAATGTAACGATATTCCTGTAATTGAGAGTCCTGAGAAAAAAACTAGAGGCGGAACAAGACGTAGAAGACGTAGAACAACTAAGAAACGTAAAGTTTAAATGAGATTTGATTATCATTAATAAATGCCGTCTGCCGATGAGCTACGCTGCCTTTTTTCGAAAGAATGTGTTATCGAGGACTTTATAGCCTCGGCAACACGAGAAATAGAATTTGCTGCAAAAATAGGAAATAAATATGAATCTGTTAAAGTTCCAGATACACTCACCATGAAAGAAGGTGAAACTATTTTGAAGGAAACATTTAAAGATTGTAAAATAACTTGGGAACTATTTTCACGATTTTATAGAATTAGTTGGAAGCTAGCTTAACTGAAATATGCATAGATTGTAATTCTTGCACCGTTAGACGTAATGCATATGGAACTGTCAATGTTGTAACTTCTGAATCTTCATCGGCATCCATCTGACCTGTTTCGGGTTGGAATAAAAACTCTGCCTTATCAGAACGTTCCATTAATGATTCATTCAAAAACTTGGAAATTCCATGAGAGACTAGAACGTCCCGTTCCATTTCACCGATACGTAACCCGCCTTCATTCGCACGACCCTCTACAGGTTGGTGAGTGAGAAGCTTTTTAGGTCCCGTTGCTCTTGAATTTACCTTATCTTCGGTCATCAGCTTGCTACGAATATAATAAGTTGGTCCAATAAAAATTTCAGCTTGTAACATTTCACCGGTTTGACCACTATACATTAATTCGTAACCATATGGATGATAACCAGCTTTTAATAGTAGATCTTTTGTTTCACCAACGCGATTTCTTGCAGAGAACGGTGTAGAATCAATCAACGATCCCATATGAAGACCTAGTTTTGTAGACATCATTTCAATAAATTGACCAATCGTCATACGACTAGGAAATGCATGTGGATTTACGATCATATCAGGAATGATCCCACTTGCAGTATAAGGCATGTCTTCCGTTATAATTCGCATACCACATGTACCTTTCTGTCCATGACGTGCAGAAAACTTATCACCCAATACAGGAATACGGTGTTCAGCTACACGAATTTTTACACCATGTAGCCCTTCAGGTGTTGTATAGCGATAGACTGCATCTACAATTCCGTGCTGAGCTTTCTTTGGTAAAAATGATTTATCGCTATAACCAATAGTTTGTCCACCGGGACCTAATTTAGGAACAACAATCCCCACAAGTACAGTGTCTTCTGTAACTTTAGATCCCTTTCGAATGATGCCATCCGCGTCAAGCATTTCATATGAAACATCCTTATTTGGAATTACAATGTCTTTGAATTCAGAGTTAGTCATAATATTTGCAAACATTGCATGAGGAAGCGTTAACGGATTGATGTCTTTATTTGGAGCCATATATGCACCTGCCATTTCCTCAGCTACGTCATATGAATGGTAATAAGTAGTATGAAACATTCCGCGTTGTAGAGCAGATTCGTTCAATAAAATAGAATCTTCTTGATTGTACCCCGAATATATAGCAAGTGCAACGATAGGATTTTCACCATATGGCATGCAACCACTTCCACCCAAAATAGGAGCAGTTGTCCATGTTTGAGACAAGGGACGTTGCGCATAGTTTAACCATGTAGAAATAGTATCAAATCGTTTGTTGAAAGCTGTGTTAAACCAAGAACACGCCTGTTTTACTTGCTGACAGCTGAACATATTTCGAGGCGCCTGGTTGAAATCAGAATTTGGTACCACGCTTGCAGAAGCGGAGAATATTGCCATTCCATGGATTTCAGAAGGATCGTCTTTTGAAAAGGGTTCCATTGAAATACGTAAGCTTTCGGTCTCTTGTGCGTCAACAAAGTCCATTAGTCCAGATGTAAGACCACCCCACGTGTTTTGTTTCTTAACTGCAGTCTCTGTGACTCCTTCACGATAAATGGGTCTTGATGGTCTCCCAGCGTCTGTAAAAATCCAATACGTATTTGCAAGACGGCTCCAACACAGAGAAACAAACTTTTGAATTTCACCCTTTCGTCTTTTTGCCAGTAACTCTGAATGAAATGATTCTGTATCTTTCTGTATTACACCGACAAGATCGGAGTTGAGAAATAGCTTTGTCCATGTAATATCCCACGTTGAAGGGTGAATATCTGCAATCTTTTGAAAGTTTTTATTAGCAGATATGATTGAAATCATTTCTGTGATAGATGAAGTTGTCGATAAAGATGAAAAAAGAGTGAATGATTTGATCATTCCAACGTTACCTCCATCGGGGTTATCGGTTGGACATAATATACCCCAACTGCTTCCGTGAATACGACGAGGTTCTATTAATTTTGTACCCTTATCCATTTGAAGATTAATTCGTCTCAGATGTGCAATTGTTCCGAGATATGAGAAACGAGAAAGTTCCTGCGAAACACCATCTTTTCCATCCCACTTACCCTTGAACGATTTTTCCAACTCATTTAAGAAAGTTACAGACTTCCAATAGAACGCAATCTTTTCAGGTTGAACTAGTTCTACAAACTTTTTACCAGCATATGTTTGACGTTCGAACTCAATACGGCTGTCAAGCTTTTGTTTCATCTCATTTCCAACTTGTTTATAAATTCGTCGAAACTCTTGAAAACAGAGATCGCCTCCTGCATCAATACGTTTGTAACGAAAATGATCACGATTGTCGGGTTCTTCTATCTTTAGAGCAACGTTCATTGCAATTTTGAACATATGACCGAGTAGATAACCCTTACGACGATAAAATGAAGATGTCGACTCATTTTCTTCTTTTTCACAATGAGGAAAAAGTGAGCTATACAAATTCACAAAAACAGCACCGTTACTACGAGTACGTGTTTGACGCTTTAAGAAAAGTAGATCAGGATCCTGATCTTGTTCTGTTTCAAGAGCCATCTGATTACGAGTGAATGTTTCATGAGAAAGCAATAGTTCCATAAAAAGTTCATCATAACGAAGACGTTCATCATCGTGAACTCCACACATAGTTACATCATAAATATCCTTATGACTAGTAAAACCGAGTGCATAAAAAACGCTCATAACTGGAACTGGTTTTGTAAATCCAGGAAGCGTTATAACTGTTAAACGTTTAGTGGAGAACTCTCCGTAATCAGATGTCTTTTTAATAAGATCTATATCATCGGGCTTCTTATTTGAGGGAGGAATTACTAAGAAGTGAGAATAAGGTCCGCGAGTTCCGTCTTCCGAAATACAACGTATTCCTGATGTATACTCATATCGCTCAGCTTTTGTGGCTTCTTCAATTTTATCTTGAATTTGTTTTTCGGTAAGTCCACGCCTCTCTTCTTCATCTGGAACCTGAATACGCTTTCCTGCATAAAACATGTTATCTCCCAAACGTTCCTGCGATAGAAGTACCTTTTCAGCTCCACCTACAATGAAGTAACCACCTAGTTCAAATTTGCACTCTCCAGCGTCATAAAGTTCATCTGGCGTCATAGAAGAAATATAACATAGCTTACTTTTCAACATAAGCGGGATCTTTCCTAATATCACGTTCTCAAACTTACGAGTCTCTGTCTCAGTCCCAAATATGTAATCAATTTCAATTGTTACACGTATTTCGATTGCATATGTTTTATTTTCCAATCTACACATGTGTGGTAAGATTGCGTTATCAAATTCATCTACAGGAGGTAAATACTTAATTTCGTCGCTTTTTTTACCACCAACATAAATATGAATAAATCGGTTATCATTTAAGGTTAGCTTGATAGGGTTGGAAGCTTTTATAAATATAGGTATTTTTTTGCTCAAAAGATCTCCATACGAATCTAGATGATGGCGGACCAATGGATTGGGTGTACTGGTAAAAAATGTTTGAAACACATGTCTTGCGATTTCCATTCCCTTGTAGTTAATAAAGAATGAACTTTCTTGTGCTTTTACCACTCACAGCACTGTTCTTTGTAATTTTTATGTTAGTCGCCAAATACCTATTCGGTGCATATATATCTGTTCCAGTAAATCCTGATAGTATGTCAAAATGCCCAGATCGATGGACTTTTAAACCTGCAACTGCAATGTGTGAACCCGCATATAGTACACAATGTACACCGTTCAATCCGTCTGCTCCAACGCTATATAGCGCAGCAGCAAAGTGTGAGTTAGCGAAACGTTGTAATACAGATTGGTCAGGTGTTTGTATGTAAAAATGGGCATAGTGGGGATTGCACCCACGACCTAGGGCTCATAAGACCCCCGCTCTACTACTGAGCTATACGCCCACTATTACTTATCTGATGCGTATGTAAATCCGTTTTCACGATATACTTTGATTATATCGAATGAAAACATATATCTATTTGCATATTTGTGCTTTAAACAATTGGAAAGAAATTGTAACAAAATTATTTGATCGTATTAGATCAAGTGGATTATACGATAAAATTGATGAACTTCGATATTCGTTGCTTGGAGATTGTAGCTGTTTAAGTGATGAAATTTTTAAAGATCCAAAGTTTGTTAATATCTTATACGCACCTCAGATGGATTTATACGAATCGGTTACCATTAATAAAATATATTATGCAGCAAAAGAAGAGGAATTTAACGTTTTATATCTACACAGTAAAGGTGTTTCATATAACGGACAAGATCAGAGAATTTTAAAGTGGGTTGAATATTTAACATATTTTAATATTGATCGCTATGCAGATTGTTTAGAACAACTAAAAGAGAATGATGTTGTTGGTGTTAATATCTACAATTATATAATGTTACATTATTCTGGTAACTTTTGGTGGACTAAATCATCCTATATAAATAGATCAACACAGTTTTGTATTCATTATACTTATAATGCTCCCGAATATTGGATTACACTTTCACGGGATGGTTCTTACATTAATTTATTTCATCTAGAAGATAACTTTGCAAACATGAAATTGTCAGAAGAAGAGTATAAAAATAAACCATTAAAGATTAAAAAATATAAATATACGCTAGAAATTAGTTAGTATTTAGATTAATAATCGATACGGCTCCAGAATAATATGCCAGGTTCTCATTTCCACCTTCCAGATTATACGCACTGATAACTCCTTTACGTCCTTCTTCAATTGATTGAAAGTTTCCAATAAATTTACCAAGTACGTATACATCAAACCCCTTATTGGCCTGATTTAATACTACCTTATTCTTGTCGCGCTTCTTCAGCTCCTTCTTAGTAACAACGGGTTCAAAGTCCATGTTATTTCTAAGTTATTACATTTAAAAAACTTAAATTCGTTTTCAACCATGTTCAGAAAGATTTACAATATGTTTATAACCTTCAATATTCATACGAGCTTTTTCGGATGTAGATTGAATTGCATAGATATAAATTTGATCAGTTACTCTCCAACCATACTTACCAGTCAAAGCATCAATAATCACAATAAGTGGAGTTTGTTCTGTATGAAACTCAATATACTCACGAACACTGCGATTCACAAAATAATAACTGTAGCGAGGCATTTTTATTACTAAAAAACGGTTTACGATAAATCCGTTTTACAATATAATGTATTCGGAAGTTTATAGACCAAATATATTTGACGAAGTAATTGGGCATACAGATGCGAAACAGCTTTTGGAGACTTATTTAAAATCAAATTTTTCAAGAGCTATTTTCTTAACAGGAGCTCCTGGAATAGGTAAAACTACGCTTGCATTGTGTGCTGCTAAAACGTTTGATTTTGAACCACTTGAAATAAATGCAAGTAAGAGTATCCGTAGTTTCGAAGATGTAGAAAAAATTAAGAATGCATGTAGATCAACTGTGAGTATTCAAGCGTTTATTCGCGGTGATCGAACTAAAAAGACATGTGTAATTTTAGACGAAATTGACGGTTCTGATCCACACGCACAGGGAAAGATTATAGAATGGATAAAAGACCCAACACGCAGAGTTCCAGTTATTTGTACAGGAAATGAGATTCCAACACTTTTTAAGAGAAACACTGAAACAATAGAAATTGTACGGTGTTTCCCCCCAAAGGCTTCTGATTTGGAAAAAATATTCCCACATATAGACGTTCCAAAAGTATTGAAAGAATGTCAATATGATGTTAGAAGAATATTAAATCAAATTCAGTATGGTGTATCAGATGTACTTCCAAAAGTTTTAGTTCCACCAACAGGATTACCAATTGAAAAAATGTTCATCCTAAGACAGAAGATGTTTGGTTTGGATGACCCGTTGGGCTAGGTTGACGAATATCGTGCCTGCAGACGGGACAACGAACACTCATAGTGAACCAGTTTGTCAAACATTGTCCATGATATTCGTGGCCACATTGGGTAATTTTAACACAGTCTGTATTTACTGATTCTTGACAAATAGCACATATAGAAGTCGAAGTAGGAATAACCTGAACACTTGAAGAAATCTGTTGAGGCGTGGCAACTACAGTAACAGGTTCCATCGCAAGGTTAGGATTAACTGCAGCCCACGTGATAATGTTTGCTACAATGTTACTACGAGTTTGAGCGCGCTGAAGTCTATCAATAATTTGAAGATATGTTTCTTCGACTGTCAAAAAGTGTTGAGCGAGCGGTCCTCTTTGAAGATGAGGAATACCATTCAAACAACGAGCAAAAAATTGAATACGGCTATCAATTAGTTCTCCAAGTAGTTCATTTATGTTAGATGGTTCATCAGCCATTATTAAACAAAAATATGTTAGATCGTTGAAAATGCTTACTTCAGTACGAGCCTGTATAACACGTTAGTGAATAGGTTTCGAACTACAAGCGTTTGCAGATTAACAACGTGTTGAACTACAAGACCTCGGTGTTCACCGAACTGTGTCTTATGAAATAGTGTTACCTCAACAGCATTGCTGTTAAATGCGCACCTCAGGCGTTCCTGATTCTCATCGATGTACACGGTGTTGCTAAGCGCGTTGCCGTGCATGTGCTCAAATGCGAACAACATCTTGCTCTTTTGTCTTCCACAGTTAAAAACAGATTATTATAAATCCGTTTTTCTAATCAATACATAGTCTGATATTGAACATTATCACAACTATAATAAGAGCAAACGTAAACGGAGATGATGGAATTGTATACATCATCAATGCAATCAGCATAAATAGAGGAATGTTCTTCCACACGTGCTCTTCAGCAGTCTTCTCTGAAAGTGTAGACATTTTTGGTACCATTAAAATGAAAAACAAATTATAAATTCGTTTTTCTAATTTACAATCGGACTAAACTGATCCAACAGATCACCATCCTTATCGTAGAATGAACCGATCCAATTTGTCATCCAGTTTCCACCAAAATACTTCAGAGCAAATCCCATAAAAGGAAGCATCTCGTCTTCCATTGAGCAAGTCGGGTCTTGACGCCAGTAACAGATATCACTTCGATTACCATTGTGAGACCTACGCGGTTGATTGAACACATCGTGCTCTAGTTGCTTAACGTAGTTTCTCATGAAGTTGGCGAAGATCTTCACAGCCTTCTCGTCTGGAATCTTCGCATCCTCTAGCTCCTTCAGCACTGCCTTCTGAACCTCATCCTTATTTGTGCGATCCATGGTAT